GGATTATATTCATCTTCCTGTAACAAGTATCCAGGTGTTGCTCCTGTATTTAAAGTAATAACATCGTTCGTTATAAACTCAATTCTTGTCGTTATTTCTTGGCTCGCAGAAACACTAACAGCAACATTTGTTACGACGCACTTAGCTTCGTACCAGACAGTATGCAAAGAAGTATTTGAATCTTTATAAATATAAAAACGTCCTTCAAAATCTGCTCCTTGTTGAAGACGAATAATTAATTGAGCAAGATAAAAAGGAAATTCTGGATCTTGTACCTCAGTATGATCAGCCAACTCTGAACTGTGTTCCCACAAGCAATTTAAAGTTCCTTGACCACTAATTAATCCTGCTTCATATTGTTTTTTAAACTGAGCACCTAAAGGAGTTAAGTCGATTTGATCTCTATTTGTAGTAATTTCAAAATCTTGTACTCTTGCTAAATGTCTAAATCTAGAGTTAACAGTTTGAAGTGTTACTTCTTTAGCAGCACTAGGAGTAACAAGTGTTAAAGCATCTGATTGTCTTCCTGTTATAGCAGCCGCAAACGTACTAAATAATCTAATTCCACCCATTTTATCAACATAAACATACCAATTCCCATCTGGATGATTATGACCATTTACAAGTTCTAATGTGCTTTTATCAACTGTTGCAATTTCTACACGATCTCCAGTAATCAACGAACTAGAAAATTGATCAATTGAAAATCTTTTAGTTGTTGTATTTACATCATGCGGATCTAACTTGGTTTGTATAGGAGATGACAACGTATCTCTACGAATCTCTACCTCACCATTTTGTCCAAAATAAACAGCCACAATTAAGTAGAAATAGTGTCAACACTTGGAGCACCATCAACTTCAAAACTAAAATCAACAGATGAAATTTCTCCTACAGAACTACTCATAGAAACTGATGTGACATAAGCACCAAATTCAATATCTCTTGCGTTTGTATCTGAACCTGATACTTCTTCTAATCTAAGTTTTAACGTAACTTTGTCTGATTCTGTTCCACTACTTTTTATAGCTGCTGTTAATAAATCAGTTACGTTAGGAGCACCAGCAGCAGTAGCGGTATAGTAATAAGCTCTTGCACTACCTGAATAACTTCTAACTCCTGGTTTCAATGTTCTGTCTGTATCACCCATTGCTGTGATTTCAAGTACAGACATTGACTGTGAAAAACTCCAGTTCTGTAGTTGAGCAACATTAGTTCCTCCTACATACAGCTTCCCATCTTTGCCACTGAAATACTTCGCCACAGCCCTAAATCAAAAACATTGCGTTTATTCTACGGTGAATCGAGACAAGCGACAAAAGAACAGCTTACATTGCTCAAACCTTTAAAGGTACTTGTAACAGAAGGAGGCCCAGAATAACGCCATTTTAAACCTGAAGATTCGGTAGAAGAGCCATCTTTTGCTCTTTTCGTTTTGTTATCTCCTTCTTTCATGTAATTACTTAAAAACTGGTTACGTTGAGTTCCTTGAACAAAACCTACACCAGACAAAGCGTCATCATTTCCAAAAGTCACATAGTCCCAAACACTATTTACTTCCTCGTAATGATCTAAAATCTCTGCTGCTTTTTGATCAGGAATATTAGAAAAACCTAATTGCAATGTGGCATTTACTCGTTTGTTACCGTAACGCAAATGTGTTTTTGTACCGTCTAACGATTCAAAATTTGTACTTGGGTACGTTCCAGCCGAGTAACTTCTGGAAGTTGGTTTAATTTGTGGAAATGGTTGTGCTGTTGTCATTGATCGTCAGTAATATTGAAATTTGTAATGTCTCCATTTAAGCCCCAATATTGCATAACGGAAAGTTGTTCTGCTATTGGATTAGTATTACCGTTTGGTAATTTTGAAGGCTCAGTAGGAGCATAGCTACCAGCCACTTCAATTAATCCATCCTCACCATAAGAAATACTTTCACATTTATAAACTTTATTTTCTGTTGTTGTATTTTTAACAGTAAATAAAACGCCGTTAGGAGCTTGAGAAAGTGTTGATGATTTAACTCCTACAGTCCCAGGTTCCCAATACAAAACATCTTCCGATCCAGCAACATCATCTTTACTTACGATTGTTCCATCTTCTAGCTTTGCACTATTTCTAAATCTACTGGTATGACTAACTTCTGAAACTAATCTAAAATATTCACCAGGGCTAAGAAATTGAATATATTGAGGGGCTGTTTTAAAAGTTAAACCATGATCAACTAAACGTCTTGACCTAATAGCAAAGAAAGCAAAATACTCTGCTTGTTGTCTTGAGGTACAAAAACCAGATAAATCAAAAGTTTCAATTGGATCAGTTGATCCACCAGCAATTTTTTCTTCAATTAAAACAGATTTTGTTTCTGGAAAACCGTTTGGATTTTCTCCACGATAAAGAACAGCAGCTCTAAATGTTTGTCTTTCTTCTGGACTTAAAAATGAAACTTGTAAGTCATTAATATTTCCATCAGTAAATAAACATTTTATCTCAGGTAAAACTGTTTTATCAATTTGATTATTATTATTCACAGGCACAGACGGCTTAAGACTAAATTTACCTCCAATAATTGTAAAATCTAGTAAACAATAACCAGCGTGTTCAAAGATAAAATCTCTTAAATTTAATTTAGATGAAATTGTACCGTCCCAGAAAAATCTATTTTTAGAACAATAATCAGCAGCATCAGCCATTGCTACTCGATCTACAGAACTAGCTCCAACTAATTTTCCTGCTCCTATTTCTGTGCTAGTTAATAACGCATGGGCAATCTCAGGAAATAAATTAGAAGCTCCTGTTCCATTGCTGTTTAACTGTTCTATTTTTATTCCTTTTTTAAAGTAAGCAGAAAACTGACTAAAGTTTGTCCACTCTTTTGAACTGTTAATTCTTATGCCAGCAAAAGCTAAATCACCATATTTCGCAGGTTGTTCTACATTGCTTTGGTCTACTGGTGGTTTTAATATTTCATTGACATAAACAATTTCGTGATCTGGTTCATTACGATTACTATTTTCATCTCCTTCATAGACGTTCCAATCAACTAAAGCATCAAAAGGATTAAAGTTTTGTGCTGCTCTTGTTGTTATTTGTCTAGCACTAACTAATAAAGTTACATTGATTGTTCTTGCAGCTCCGTTATGGTCGTTCCAAGGAATAACTACTTGATCTCCATTGTCGTAGCCAGTTCCTAAGTTATTAGGATCTAACGACCATGTTGCTTTGTATTCATATACAGCAGGAAACCCCGCATTAAATTGATTTATATTTACTTTTTGAATTGTTAAATCAACTTTTAACCCAGTTCCACTGCCTCCAGTAACAGAAACAGATCCATTAAAATGATCATATCTTGTTGCGTAATCTTGCTTGCATTGCCATGTCTGTTCTATTACATGAAATTTATGATTGTTATTATCTGGATGATTATAAGTAGAAGGATTAGCAACAATAAATCTTCTTTCAGGGCTTGGCTGCCAGAACCAAACTTGATCCCATGCACCATTATCGTTAGGGAAAAAAGTTGTAACCCAATCACTTCTTACTCCGTCATATAACTGCCATTGATGTGCAGGTAAACCTTTTGCAACTTGTCCAGCAGACCAAGTAGGATTACTAATCTGATTCCATAAGACAATTGTATGAGATCCACCTGTAAGAACTCTATTTGTATCCCATTTGCAACTTGTAACTGACCCATTAAAATCTGGGCTTGAGATCCATTGTGTTTGTCCGTTAAGTCTTACACTTGTTACCGTTCCACTTGTGCTAACAGAAGACGCTCCTAATTGCCATTCAGGATTACAAGCTTCATCTTCATCAATTCTGTATTCTTCATTACCTGAAAAAGCTATGTCAAAATCATTAGAAGGAAAATGAGAAACTTGTGCATTACCACCTCCATCAGTTGCTAATAAATTAAATGCTTTACCCCATAATTCTTTTCTTGTTATGTAATTACCAGGAAAAGGTTTAAATCTATACTCATATTGATCACGGGTAGGATGTGAAATAGTTATAGCGTTATATTGAGCTTCTGGAGTATTGCCTTTAACTGCAAATAAACCACTATGATTACTTATTGATGTATTTTTTAAGTCTGTCCAATTAGAATCTCCTATTTCTCTTGCTTGCAACATAAATAATGAAATTCTTTTTGCATAACCATCAACTTGTCCTAATTGTATTTGTGTTCTATCGGTAAATGCTTGTTTTAATGCTTCTTCGTCTGGTTGACTATTAACATTTGCAAATCGAATACGTTTAAAAACAGTTGATTTAATTCCTATTTCTGTAACATCACATTTTCTATTATTAGAAACAGTTGCTAATGCAATTCGTTGAGCTGTATAAATATCATGAGCATAATATAAATCATTTGTTCCTCTGGATCTATTTAACTGAGTACCACTAATTATTTGTTGCCAAAATATTGCAGATAAATCACTTAAACTATAAACTGCATCTTTAGCATCACTACCACCAAGTTCAAATCCTTGCGTATTTGGATCAAACCATACTGGATTTTGACAATGTTTAGATAAATCTGCTCCATTAACAGGAATATCTACTTCGCCAGGTTCAATAACTTTAAAAGTATATTCTTTTGTTTGCTCAATAGACCAAGGAACAGGTTTGTTATGATTTGATGTGCAAATAACAAGTGCCGTTCCAATTAAATATTGCTCTCCAACTGTTATTAAAGAATCTGTATTTTCCCTTATTGATGTTGTTAAATTATCAACATCTTCAACTCCATGAGGTCTGTAGTTAAAAGCATCTGCGTTACCAGTTCCAGTAACTACTTGATAACCTGGAGTATTTTTATCTGCGTCATACACTCTTTGTAAAGCATTAGTTTCTCCGCTATCCATTCCTACTATTTGATATATAATTTCGTCATCTTTAACAACAGAATAAAGTCCTTTAGATGTTGTATTATTTATTTTTAAAATTCCAGCTCTAGTAGGCCATCTAGCAAATTCAACTTTTTTTCTCTTTCTCATCATGTCCTTAATTGATTCTTTAGAAGAACCTCTAGGATCACGAATTAACTCATAAGGTAATCTACAAATTTGAGCATTAGGAACAGGAGAATAAACACCAAAAGCTGTCTGTGTTGTAGGGTTTCTCGTCCCACTAAATGCTTTACTGGTTGATGTTGGAACGTGTGTACCAGCTTTATTTGGGACACCAACAATAAATGGATCATTTCCACCTGAAAAAACTAATTCAGATTCAGAATATTTATCTGATTCAATAATTCTGTTATCTGTTGAAGCACTTCCGTTTCTAAAATAAAGACCAACTTTATGAGCGTTATAAGTATTTAAAAGAGTATCTCCTACAGCGTAACCTTCATACATTGGATGCTTATGGCTAACATTATTTTCATCAACCCAAGTGGCATCTATCGTTCCATGAGAAAACAAAGCAAGA